ATGATTGATGGCCAACCTGCTATGATAGTCTCACGCGAAGCCTGTCCTGTTTTACGTAAGGGTTTTATCAATGGTTATCATTTTAAACGTCTGAATGTAAGCGGTGATGAGAGATATCAAGACAAACCCAATAAAAATAGATTTAGTCATTGTTTTGTGGGAGAAACGTTCGTATCTACTGAGGTAGGACAAATAAAAATATCGGATTTGCGAGTCGGTGATAAAGTCATAACACCTCATGGCTTGAAAAAAGTATTAGCGACAATGAGCAGTGTTTCTAATGAAATAATGAAATTAGAATTTTCAAATGGTTCTGTTTTAAATTGCACCTTGGATCATCCCTTTATAACAAATAATGGTATTAAAAGAGCCGATGCCTTACAATATGGCGACATATTACGAGGGATAAAATGGCAAAAAGAAAATATTCCGTTCAAGAATTTAATGGAATCAAGTATTATAAAAAGAGGGAAGGATATTATAAAGCATGTTTTACGACCTTTGGAATTACTAAATACATGCATCGAGATGTTTGGGAATTTTATAATGGGAACATCCCGAAAGGACATCATATCCATCATATCGACAACGACAAAAGTAACAATGACATCAGAAATCTTTCTCTCATTAGCGAATCAGCACATGCAACATTACATGGAAGAGAACTTAAAGGAACAGCTAAAGCAAAAAAACATATGGACATTATTAGACCGCTTGCGATCAAGTGGCATCAATCAAAAACAGGGAGAGAATGGCATAAAATCCATGGTAAAAACACTTGGAAAAATAGAGAAGAAATTTCTGTCATTTGTTCGGTGTGTAATAATACCTATAAAAGTTTTAAAGGGACGATTAAAAAAGGCTATTGCTCTAATGTATGTCAATCAAGATTTAGAAGAGCATCTCGAATTGATGACGAGACAAGAAAATGTGTTATTTGTAGAAAAGAATTTAGATGTAACAAATATGACAAAACAAGAACATGCTCTAAGCCTTGTTCATGCAGAGCCTCTTCAAATACGAAAAAAGGTTTATGATATTACGATTCAAGATGAACATTGTTTTTATGCAAATGGTGTATTAGTAAGTAACTGTCACGATGCGTTACAATATGGATTGATGAAATTTGCATCCGATAGAATTATTGAAAGCAAACAAAAAGAAAAAAGCAACGTGGACATGTGGAACCCCGTGTTAAGGATATTCTAAACGAAGGAATTAATTATTATTAACTATTGGGGATATAAATATGGAATATACGAATGATTTTGGTTTTTGTGAATCATGTGGCAGAGAAATTAGGCTGATGAAAAATTTGAAAAATGGGAAAATTATTCGTCATTGTTCAGACCGTTATCCTTTTGGATGTTTGCCCCCGATAGATAAAATTTATCGATTGGATGAAATGACAAAGACAAATATTTTAAATGCCTAACCATTTAGGTAAGTGTGGCGAAATGAAATTATTAATTGACAAAGCATTATGAAATGTATTTTTAAATCTCATAGTTGTTGTGGAAGATTAAATAGAATTACATATGAACGACCATCTTTTCGTTATGACTGGCCTATAGTTTATATTTGTAAATACCATAAAAAACGAAGAATAACATGGATAGATGTATTAAACAGCCGATCTAATTTATTAGTAAATAATGTAAAGATGACTCATACAAATGAATTATCAGCGCTTCAAGCATTAGATTTTTGGCTAGGAAACTGTGAGAAAATAGTTCTTTGTTCAGAATGCAAGGGAACAGGAGAAAAAGGCGACAATATTAATTCTCCTATTCCTTGCAAAAAGTGTAATTGTACGGGGAGAACTTAATGGTTTATGAATGTCAAAATATTGCTAGGGAGAATTTTTTATGAAAAGTGATGCATCTTGCACGCATGTTGATGGAAAATTTTGTCCTAAATGCTATCACGTTGAGGCTCCTTATCTATCTTCTTGTTGTGATAATTGTGGTGTTTTATTGGAAAATTGTAAATGTGTTTGGAAGGAAGTGAGATATCTCTATAAAATGTTTGGTGAATTATCATTGAGGTTAGATAAAAATTGGGATTTGAGTTACAAGTCTGACGATAACTTATCTAAGAGAATTGTCGCGATATATGAGACAGTGGAAGAAATGCGTGATCATGATGCGCGCATTAATGATTTAGAAAAAATTGGGGTAGAACAGCGATTAATCAAATTAGAATCTGAGAAACTTTCTCAAGAATTAGACCCGAAAGTATGGGTTCATATGAATGAAAGAGTTGATAAATTAGAGTCTATGACTGCTATGTTAGATTTACAAATCAAAGCAAAAAAATTTGAAGTAGAAATGGATAGAGGCAATCATTACATGGAGTGTTTTTCTGCTCTTATAAAAAAGGCGAATGATAAAATTGATAACCTTGAACAACTGATTTATGACCGAAAAGACAAACGTTTGTCTAATGTTAAGCCGCATAAATGTCCTGTCTGTAATGGAGAAGGGAGAGTCAAATTAGAAAAACCTCTAATAAAAGACAATATAACTTATTTTTCTATAAGCTGTGTTCCATGTAAAGAACAAGGTATTGTATGGGGATAATTTTTTAACTAAAGGAAAATTATTATGGATAGAAATAAAGAAGAAGTTGTCAAAAATGACAATGACATTAAACGTCAGGTGCCTGGTATAACAACAGAAAGAGAAAAGCGAAAAAAGGCAAGTGAGCTTAAAGACCAAGAGTTATTTTATCGTTCTATTAATAGATAATTAAGGTTAACATGTCGATAACCGTTAAGAAGTTAATAACCGAACTTGAAAAGATCGATAACAAATTTCTTGAGGTTGAAATGATGTCTCCGTCTTATTCACCTTATCCGATTGATAGGATAATTAAGTCAGAGAATAATAAAAAAGTTTATTTAATTAGCCCGAATTATACAAAGGAGTATTAAAATGACGATCACAAGTTTTACCATTAATTTTACAGGGCGAAATAATGTTACTCCTCGCATTGGTCATCTTTATGCTCCTAACGATACTTTAACAAAGATAAAATCTATTGGATATTTGGATGATTATATTTTAAGCCAAAATTTTCCTTTATATACCACAGATATCATTGCTGTTGCTGCATCTGATGGTAACCAATTTTTAAAACCCACATTTGGTGTTAATAGACGCTGTACTTTAAAAGCACTTCCATAAGGAGAAACAAATGACATTTGATGATGCATTGAAAGCATTACTGGCTGGAAAATATGTCGCACGTACCAGTTGGGATAATACAGGAGAATATATTGTTTTGATGCCAGGCATGCAATATATATGGAAAATCTTGATACAACCCAATCCCAACGCAGGAAATTGGTTACCATTGGTTGCTGATTTTGAAGCTGATGATTGGAAAGTTGTAAAAGAAAGAGAGCAGATAGATTCCGAAAGTTAGGCATAATGATATAATGTTGATTACTGATACCTGCTCGGCTTAGCTTTAAAAGGGGAATTAGCAGGCACAGTGATGGAACTCTCGGCGTGGACAGTGACACGCAAAATAGACATGGTAAATAGGTATAGACTGCACTTCCATGTTGAACCATAAGACTACGATATCTTGTGGGTATTATAATTGCTACGTAGGGCATTACCGGTGCACCCTATATTAGCCAGTGCAATTCTGGCAGAGTTCCCAAGTTTATGGCTGACGATATTTGCGAAGTGCGGAAAACTCTGGTGAAAACCATTGCATACAGAGCGCGCAGAGAAAATAGGCCATCAATATTTTAATAAGGAAAAAAAATGAAAAAATTGTTATTTGTAGCATTGGCATTTGTTACCGTTAATTGTTTAGCAAGTACCACACTTTGTAAATTTACGAACAAGCCTTGCCCACGTTGTTGCACCCCGTGGGAACAGCCAGATCCTTGTTGTAAGAAAAAATGTTAAATTTATGATGCAAACTACCAATTCAGGATGAGTTGGTAGTTAACTAGTAAAACGATGTTCATTTCACAAGGATGTGATTATGGAACGCGAACAGCATGATGTTAACACAGAAAACCTATCGCCCGATGAAATCAACGAAATGGAGGAGCGTCGAATTACGATGCTCAATGAAGCTGGTGTTGATGAAGTTGAGGTGCTCGAACGTTGCAACAAAAATCTAAATACCTGGAACAGTTACTTTAACGAAAACATTGTTCGTGGCAAAGATGATATGAATTTCGTCTTGCGTGATCAATGGACTGCTGTGGAACGATCAGAATTCACGCGATTATTTAAGCCTGCGATGACATTTAACAAATTATATGATTCAACAAAGAAAGTAGTAGGCGAACAGCGCAAGAACAAACCAGACTTGATAGTACGATCACTAACAGGAAAAGCCACGCAGGAACAAATAAACCTGCGCGCAGACCTGGTACGTACCATTTCATACCAGTCACAAAATGACCTTGTTTATCAGACTGCATTTAAAAGCGCTCTCATGATGGGTTTCGGTGCCTTCCAAGTCCTTGTTGACTATGAAAGCCCAATGAGTTTCAACAAAATCATACGATACGACATTATTCCTGATGCCACAATGTGTTCTTGGGACCCGACCGCATTGAAGCCGCATAAAGGTGATGGGAACTTCTGCTCACGTCGTTTTGTGTTTACGCGAGATGAGTTTTTCGCGACTTACCCGTATGTTTTGAATCCTGTTTCATACATTGATCCTTATATGTTACTCGACTTTCAATGGACAACTCGTGACACAATTATTGTGTGCGATGACTTCGTAAAAGAATGGTTTCCATTAACTATTCTGCGTTTATCCAATGGTGAAGTAGTTACAAAAGACCAATGGAAGGAGCGTGAAAAGCACTTTGAAGACAACAAAGAGTTTGTTAAAGGCTCTATTGTTGGCGAGATTATAGCTCGTGAAATACCCAAAATTGTGGGTGAAAGACAAACCCAAGATTACAAAATCATGCACTATCGATTAATTCGTGATCGAATCATTGATTTTTCTGAATGGCCGTCTCGTCAGCTTCCAATTCCGTTTGTTGATGGTGATAGCTATTACATTGAAGGTAGACAATACACTAAATCATTTATCCATGAGGCTCGTGATGCGCAAAAACTCCATAATTATTCTCGTTCAGAAATGGCTGCGGAACTTAAAAATCGCCGTCGTGAACAGTGGCTCGGTACTCCGGACAATATCATTGGCTATGAGCAAGATTGGCGTAATCCTGAATTACAAATGGGTATATTACGCGCGAAACCAGATCCGAAAACTGGCCAATTACCTCAAAAAATGCCTGCATGGGAAATTTCTCAAGGGTTATTCATGGCCGCTCAAGCGACTAATCAAGATATTCGAGAAATCTTAGGTTTTTCAGAAACAGAAGAATTGCAAGGGCGTGATATGTCTGGCAAAGCACGCCGTGAGCGAAAACTTGAAGGTTCGATGTCAGCTTATGTGTTCTTTGATAATCTCAATCAAGCCATTGAGCAAGGTGGTCGAGTCGTGAATGATTTATTGCCTTATGTTATTGGTGATGAAGAGCGACACATGAATATCAGCAAAAAAGATGGTAAAAGTGAATCGATTATCATGAATCAAGTCCAAGGAACAGGCGATAACAGAAAGATCATGAATCAATTGGCTCCTGGTGAATTTGATGTTGAAATTGATACGGGTCCAAGCTTTGCGGTTCAAAAAGATATTGCGCTTGAGTTCTTCCAACAAACGATTGCGACTAATCCACAAACATTCCCATTGATTGCTGATCTCTGGGCGAAAAATCTCGACGTTCAATTCATGCCGCAAATTGCTGATCGTTTTAAAACTATTGTGCCTCCTCAAATCTTGGCTAAAGAAGAAGGAAAAAAATTGCCACCGCAGCCACCTTCTCCACAAGAAATGATGATGAAGCAAGAAATGGCAATGAAGCAGGCTGAAATGCAAGAGAGGCAGCAAGCTATTCAAATTAAAGCACACGAACTTCAGCTTAAAAAAGAGAAAAATCAATTAGACCAAGCAGAACTATTGCTTAAAGCGCAAAAAGCTGAATTAGAAAGTCAATTGGATGTTTATAACCATCAATTAAATCTTGAGAAAGCCAAAGTGACTCATTCTATGGATCACAAGAAAATGGAAGGTGAACATACGATTGAGATTGCGAAGATATTGGCTGATTTACACAAACATAATAATCCTCAACATGCCTCTCAGTAAGAGGCATTTGACTTCATTTTGTCTACCGGTAGCACTTACGTAGTTAAATAATAGGCTTATAATTTTAATTACGAGAACAGGATGTTCTACGAGCGACCGAGCCGCTTTAACACTCGCGGGCAAATTAATGCCAAGTGGAGCAAAGAATATGGAAGTTCAGGATGAGTTGAAACAAGGCCAGGACGGTCTTGCTGGACAAGTGATGGATAGTATAGGTGTCGAAGAATCAGGTTCTGAGGGTCATTCCGAAGGACACGAAGAAAGCGACCAAGGCGAAGGGACGCACTCTAAAGAAACAT